GCGACGCTACCAGAACGAAGAGATTTCCCGCGTGTACGGCATCCCGCCGATGTTCTTGCAGGATCTGACCCGCGCGACGTTTACGAACGCCGAGCAGCAGGATTTGCACCTCGCCAAGCACCTGATCATGCACTGGGCTCAGGCGCTTGAAGAGGAAATGAACCTGAAGCTTTTCGGTCAGCGCAACGGCGGCCGATATGTCGAACACAACATGGACGGACTGCTGCGCGCAGACTTCAAGACTCGTATGGAAGGGCTGGCCCGCGCTGTGCAGACCGGCATCATGACACCCGACGAAGGCCGTGCCTACGAAAACCGGCCTGCGAAGGGCGGAGCTGCGGACCAACTCTTTATGCAGGGGGCGACAATGCCGATTGAAAGCCTTGGCGCATCACCCGAACCGGGGGTAACGGAATGACCCACGAAACACGTACGCTGCTGCGGCCTATCGAGGTGCGCGCGCAAGAAAAAGGCAAAGTCGCGGCGGGATATGCCGCTCTGTTCGGCGAAGAAACCGATCTCGGCTATTTCCGCGAGATCATTGCGCCGGGTGCGTTCACGACCGAGCTCAAAAGCGACGTTCTCGCGCTTTACGATCACGACATGGGCCGCGTTCTGGGTCGAAGCACGTCCGGCACGCTGCGGCTATCGGAAGACGACACCGGATTGGCGGTCGAGATCGATCTGCCCGACACCAGCGACGGCCGCGATCTGGCGACCTTGATGGAGCGCGGCGACATCCGCGGCATGTCTTTCGGGTTTCAGGTGACCAAGGAAACTTGGGATGAAACGGTGGATCCGCCCCTGCGCACGGTGCAGGCGGTAAACCTGATCGAAGTCAGCGCCGTGGCGCGCCCCCAATATGCTGACACCAGTATCGCGCTGCGTTCTCTGGATACGTTTCGCGAAGAGCGCAAAGAACGCAACCGTGTACGATCCCGCGATCGTATCAGTTTGCGCAAGGCGGCATCAGAGCATCGCTTTCGGGGCATCTACCCCAGCTAATTCCCGGCCTCGCCGGAGGGCGCTCAGCGCCATGACCAGCCCTGCATTGCGCGGGCTTTTTTTGTGAGTGAATGACATGAACGAACTTGAACAGAAGCGGGCAAAACTGGTCGCCGACGCCCGCGCGGCCCTCGAAGAAATCAAGGCGAATACCGACGACAGCCGCGCCGCAGAACTTGAAGCGCGTCATGATACGATCATGGCAGACTTCGACAAGCTCGACGCGCAGATGCGCCGTGAAGAGCGCGTGTCGAGCGCTGAAAAGTCGATGCGCGAGCGTGAAGAAGAAAACCGCCGTCGCCAGCGCCCGATCGACGATACGAACGAAAATCGCAGCGACGACGCCACGCCTGAGTACCGTATGGTCTTTGCCAAGGCGATCTGCGGCCCGCTCGACAATCTGACGCCGGAAGAACGCGCCGTCCTGAAAACCGGCAGCACCGAATTCCGCGCACAGACCACCGGCACTACCACGGCCGGCGGGTTCTTCGTTCCGACGACGCTGGCAAACGAGATCGTTCGTTCGATGCTCGCATGGGGCCCGATGTACGACCCCGGCGTGACGACCGAAATGAAGACGTCGAGCGGCAATCCGATCAAGATTCCGACCGTGAACGATACCGCTGTGACCGCGAGCACCCACACGGAAGGCGTTGCGCTCGCGGATACCGGCGCCAAGGACGTGACGATCGGTCAGCAGTCCCTCGACGCCTTCGCGTTCGACACGCAGTTCGTGCGCTGGAGCTGGGAACTCGACATGGATTCCATTTTCGGAATGGAAGCCCTGCTCGGCGATCTGCTCGGCGAACGTCTCGGCCGCATTGCCAATCTTCAGCTGACGACCGGTACCGGTTCGTCGGCTCCGAACGGCATCGTCACCGCTTCGACGCTCGGCAAGACAACGGCGGCTGTCGCTGCGATCACGTTCGATGAAATCATCGATCTGGAGCACAGCGTCGATCCGGCTTATCGCTCGTCGCCGAAGGCTCGCTTCATGATGAATGACTCGACGCTGGCAGCCGTGCGCAAGCTGAAGGATGGTCAGGGCAATTACCTCTGGCAGTCGGGCAATGTTCAGGCTGGCGTTCCCGGCACGATCAATGGCCGTCCGTTCTCGATCAACCAAGCAATGGCGTCGATGGCGACCGGCAATCGCGTCATGCTGTTCGGCGATTTCGGGAAGTACTTCGTCCGCAAGGTGGGCGATCCCGTGATCGGTGTGATGCGCGAGCGTTTCTGGCCCGATCTCGGCATCGCGGGCCTGATCCGCTTCGACGGCGAGATCGCTGACAGCGCCGCGATCAAGCACCTGCGCAACGCGTAACCCTGACGGGGCGGGCCTTAAAACCCGCCCCGCCAACGGAGTGTATTTTATGAACGTTCGCATGCTCACTGGATTGTCGGGAACTGAAGTATCCCTATCACCGGGCGACGAATTCGACTTTCCTGACGATGAGGCGCTGCGCCTTGTCGAAGCGGGTTTTGCGGTTCCCGTGGTCAAAGAAAAGGTCGAGCGCGCGGTCAAGAAGACACCGGCGAAGGAAACGCGCTGATGTGGTATCCGCCGGTCGTCACCGTTGCTGCGACGACCGACCCGGTGCCTCTCGACCTCGCCGTGGCTCACACGCGTATTGAGCCCAACGACACCGAAGAAGCGCTGCTCGAATTCTATTTGAAGGCCGCGACCGCGCACGTTGAAGAATACGTGAGTACGCCACTGTCGCGCCGCACAGTGCAGATTGCGGCCGATGGCTTTTGCGATCTGGCACGGCTGCCGATCGCGCCAGTCGCGTCGATCACGTCGATTACTTATGACGACACCGCAGGAGTGCAGCAGACGCTGGCACCATCGGTGTACCGGCTTTTCTCATACGACCTTCAGGCTTCGGTCGAACTACAGTCTGGGCAGCAATGGCCGGGCAGCAAGCCGGGTGAGCGGATCACCCTGACAACCCTCGTCGGCTACGATAAATGCCCGTACGATGTGACCGCAGCGATCCTTCTTATGACCGCGCATATGTTTAACAATCGCGAGGCTGTCGGCGCGAACACGGCTGCTGAAATGCCGATGGGCGTCGCGGCTTTGCTCTGCAATCACCGTCGGTGTTCGTGACCATCCCCGCTGGCGCGATCAATCGGCGCATTGCATTCGAGCGACCATCCGTGACGCGCTCCCCCGTGGGCACAGAAATTGAAGGGCCGTGGACCGAAATGACGCAGGCTTGGGCCGCAGTCGCATACGGCACCGCATCCGAACGGCGCGACGCCGCAGCGATGGGATCGAACCAGGCGGCGACGTTCACGGTGCGGGCCACGGCTTCAACGCGCGACGTTACGCCGCAAGACCGGATCAACTTCGACGGCTCGGAATGGTCGATCGCGGGGCGGATGCTTTCTGCCGATCGCAGCACGATGGTTTTCACCGCCACACGGCGGACAGGTTGAAGGGAAGAACGATGGAACAGGTCACGGTCAAGACGCTCGTCGAGCACAGCAACAGCTTCGGCGACACGATCGAAAAGGCGAAGGGCGCGACTTACGATTGCCCGGCGGACACCGCGGCATCGCTGGTGCGCGACAAGCTCGTCGAGATCGTCACGCCAAAAACCGCTGCCAGCTGATGCAGTTCAAATTCGAAGGCGGTCGCGAACTGGAAGCGGCGCTTTCCGAATTCGAAGGGGTGACGGCAAAGAGTATCGCACGGCGGGCGTTGAAGAAAGCCGCCGACCCGATTGCCGAATCGTGGCGCGGGCGGGTCAAGGTGAAAACTGGTAACCTGCGCCGCTCGGTGATCGTCGGCACGAAGCTGAACCGGCGACAGGCGGGGATTGCGCGGGCCGAGGGCAAATCCGACGTCGAGCTTTACGTCGGCACCAGCGACCCGGCGGGCATTCAGGAAGAATTCGGCAACGCGCATCAGGGCGCGCACCCGGCAGCCCGACCGGCTTGGGATGCGGAAGGCGGCGAGAACGCCCTGACCCGCATCGGTGACGAACTGAAGACCGAGATTACGAAGGCGGCGGGACGGGCCGCGCGCAAAGCTTTGAAGGGGCGGTGATGTGGATGCAGCGCTGATCCTGCTGCTGAACGCGGCGGCCTCGATCACCGCGATCACGGGTGACCGGATCGCGTTTTTCGAGCGGCCACGGCGCGGCGGGGACGGCGCGGCCATCGTGCTGCAGCACGTCACCCCGGGCATCGAATACACGTTCGACGGGCCGGACGGGCTGCCCTTCGCATGGGTGCAGTTCGATCTGTGGAGCGCCGATGCGGGCGTTCTACCCGCGCTTGAGGCGGCGGTGATCGCGACGATGCACGCGGGCGGCACGATCGGCGGCGTGAAGTTTCACCCCGGCTTCGTCGAGGGGCGGCAGCAGTCCGCACC